ACCAAACTTGGCGATTTCTCTGTAATCCAATTGGCCTGTTGCGACTCCCACGGTGATCGATCGATCCTCTTCCACGACGACTCGAAGGTCCTGGTAGATGCCCGTGATCTCCGAATCAGCTCCCACCATCGGCCCCTCTCCCCATTCGAATCCTGGTATCGGATTGTAAACGATGGAGACCAAACCCGCGCCCACGCCAACCACTTCGCTCCTGACGAAAGGCGGGTAGGGCTTGCTTCGCCATGCAGCTCTTCGGTGATTTGCGTCCATCCCTACCAGATCGACAAAAAACGAGGTGATGATTGCCTTCTGCAGGTAGAGCGGCCGCACCCCTCGATTGCACCAGACCCTTTCGATTGCGAAACTCTCGGCGATCGTCCTAACGTAGATGTTCGGATCGTTCGCGCGCAGGTAGAAAAGCGCCGCCGTGGCCTCTCCGGCCGTCACGCTCCCATCGATTGCGAACGTGTTGAAAATGACTGGGCTGTAACCAGGAAAGCTTAGCTTTTGCGTGCCTGCGCTCGACCAGGCCACGCGAACCGTGCCGCTGTTGTGCCAGGCGATGATCGGATTGCTGACCCCATCAAAGCCCAGTGAAATATGATTCGTTGCCGCCCCATCGTAACCGCTTGCGACCGCCTCACCCATGTCGGGTGCCACCAGCATGAAGGCGTTCGTTATTGGATCGTAGTAGGCTCCCCATTCGGCTTGGAAGTTGTCACCTTGCGCCACGCCAATCGCATAAGGGCCCTGTGCCGCCGCCACGATTTGATTGGTCACCAGCGGGTCCTGATCACGCATTCGCGCCTCGAGCGGTCCGTTCAGGCTCTGGACGTCATCGCCCTCGATATCAATGTTCTCCTCGGTCCGCCTGGTATGGGAGATCCCTCGAAAGGTCAGCGTCATCTCGGCGATGTGCAGCCCTCGCAGCGTCATGCTGATGTCGTCGCTCGCCAGCCGCACGAAATAAACGAGCCCGATCATGCATCTGCCCGCGGTCAGGTTGTTGGCCAGCGCGCGGTCCAGTGTCAGGATGTCGTTGCCCGCGCCGTCGTCGGTCACGCCAACCACCCAGTAGTCCGCATAAACGCCTGTCTGATTAACGATAAAGATCCGCCGGCCAGGACTGTCCGGCCTGGTCTCTGTCATGTGGACGCTATGCCAGTCGCCCTCCACTCGAATCGTCGTCTCACCGGTCCCGCCGGCAACGTCATCGAGCAGATCGAAGTCTTGCCGCCACCCCGGCAGGTAAAAGGCTTCGTGACGGCCTGCTCGCCGGTCCAGGAATTCGCGCAGCGTGCGGTATTCGTTGGCCGTGGTCGTCTTGTAGTCGAGGCGAATCACGAGGTCTGTATGCCCTACCCAGGCCACCCAATCCGCACCGAGGCCCTGCACGTCAGCCCGGCCGCCATCGAGCCCGTAGTCCGGGTCGATCTCGAAATCCGGCTGGATGCTCAGGGTCTCGTAGACAGTCCAACTCATGACGCCAAGACGGGCGCGTCGCCCACGTGCAGCGGCGCGTCTCCAACATAGATTAATGCCGCAGCCACCGGTTGAGGTGTCGCCCCAAGCGTTTTAAAGCTCAGCATGCCGCTCGCCGTCGAATGCCGAGGATCACGCAAAAGCGCCTCCCCGCCTTCCAAGAGCGCTGCTCGGACCGGGAAAGCGTACCCCGAAGAATAGACGGTCGCGCCGGCCATCGCCTCGAGCGTGAAATTGGATAGCGTCCGGCTCGCCACGGTCCGGAATTGTCCACCAGCGGCCGCTGACCAAAGGAACACCCGGCCTTCCCCCCACTCACCGGCCATCGGCGTGCTTGCCACTGTCAGGGATGTCTCGCTGGCCATGCCGGAGATCACCAGGCCGCTTGGCCACCATGGGACGAACAGGACGCTCCTCGAGTACGTCCGCAAAGCGTCCAGGCGGCCAAACGCGTTCACGCCGTGAAGCTGCGCCGGCGTGTAAGTCATGACGAGCCGCGGCGTCGCTCGCTTGCGCGTGCGCTGCTCAATGCCCCGCCGGCTACGGGTGATGAGCGTCGTCCACATTGTCCGGCTCTCAATGCCATCGCCCCAGTCCGGCAGGATTGCCAGCTCGATGGCAGCGTCATCCGCGGTCGGATAACTCACAGCCTATTGCCCCCCATTACAAGCTTCCGGACCGCGGGTAATCTCCGGCTGAGCGCGTTGAGCACGGCGTCTGGATTGGTCGCCACGATGTCGGCAATCTCGGCTCTGTCGAAGACGTTGATGATCGTGGCGCTCTGGCTGCTGTCATTCGAGGACTTGCGCCGTCCGCCATCTCTTGATGCCTCCAGCTCGGCTTCAATCTCGGATGCGCGTCTCCTGGTGAGGACCGTCTCGCCTTTCTCGACCTTCACGATCTCCTCGCTGCTCGCCATGCCGCCGGAATGGAATTTCGGCATCTCGATCCGTTGTGGGGACGCGGTCCATGTCTGGCCGGCGCCTACCAGGCCGCCGGCGTGGTAGTTACCCCCGAAGAGCGTGGTGTCGATTCCACCACCCCCGCCCGACGGCAGACCGCTCCCGCCGCCCGACACGCCGGCGTTGAACTGTGCGCCTGCGGCATCGTTTAGGGGCTCCCCGTACTGGCCCCATTTCGCCCCTCCTACGGACGACCCGCCGCCCGAACTAGCGGACGAACTAGCGTACGAACTAGCGGCCGACCCAACGACCGACCCAAAGACACCGGCCCACGACCCACCGCCTGTCTGGCCGACGGGCACCGCTTTGACCACTCCAGAGGTGTAGCCTGACGCCTCCAATGCCTTCTGGATCGCGAGCTGGATCATCATCTTAATGATCATCCGCGTGATGTCCTGGATAATGCTAGTTGCCATCTTCGTGAATGCCTCCTTGGCGCTCATTGTGCCATTGATGATGCCCATGAGTGCATCGGTCATGCCGTCCCTCACAGCCGTAAGCGATCCCGCTGCGAGATCATCGAGCTGCTTGTCCAAGTCACCCCACGCCAGTGACAGTTTCTCCACCGCGCTAAGCTCTATCGGCTCCGGTTTCTTAGGCTCTGGGTAGATTTTCGGGTTCTCGCCCGTTGGAGGCACAGGGACATCCGGCAGAGGCGGTGGCGCCGATGTCTTGTTGAATCGATCAAGGAATTCACGCAATTTGTCCTGGGCACCTTGCTCCTTCTCGGATGGAAGATCTTTCGGTTTGAACACGTCCACGGGTGGGGTGGCTAAGGACCCCGGACCGAAGGCTTTCAGTGGATTTTTGAGTATCCCAACTAACTCCTCGATGACCTTGGTCATTCCGTCTTTGAATGCGTTGACCACGTCCTCAAACGCTTGCCCGATGGTGTTGTAGATCTCCAAGGCAATGTCCCCAAGCGCGTTCCAAAGCCATTCTTTCGCCGCGGCGAAGCCCAGATGTATCGCCTGGAAGGCCTCGCCGCTCTTGAGGATTTCCACAGCCGTGCGAAACCCACTCGCGAGAGCCTCGCCAATGGCCTTGGCCTTGTCGGTCATCTCGCCCAGCTTGTCGCTCGCTGCGTTAAGCGCCGGCACCATGCTGGCCGCCAGGGGCGTCGCAGCCGTTACCAAAAGGGATTTCCAATTGGCTTTAAGTCGATCGATGGCCCCCGGCAAGGTCTGTGTCATCCGCTCTGCCCCGCCGGCAAACCTCGCGAAGCTCCCCTCGAGATTGAGGAAAATGTCGATCAGCTCTTTCGAGGCGATTTTGCCCTCGCTCACATACTTGCGCATCAGCGCGATTGAACCGCCTGCTACCTTGTTCGCGAGTTCTTGCATGATCGGCACGCCCTTTTCCGCGATCTGGGTCCGCAGCTCTTCCATTCCCACCGTGCCAAGCGACTGCACTTGGGCCAATGCCACGCCCAGGAGCTTAGCTTCTTGCGTCGACAGGCCGATCGATCCCGCCACGTCGAGGATCGATTTATTGAGCTTGATCGCGGCGTTCGCCTCGAACCCGAGCGCCAAGAAGCGCTTGACCGTCGATGCCGATCCGGCCAGCTCCGCCCCTGTGCGTTTGGACTCATCTCGTAGCTTGCCCATGATCCGGGTCGCCTCGGCCAGCGAGCCCGTCATGGCCTGGAACGACAGAACGTCGAGCTGGCTTTGCCCCGCGAGTTGGAGCCCGATCTGCAGTTGCCCCGCAGCGAGTTGCGCGGTCTTGAACAAGACTATCAGTGCCCCTACCCCCGCCACCAAAATTCCCAGCGCTCCCCCTGCTGTGATCGCCACCGCAGAAAGCGCGGCGATCCCACTCGCCAAGGCCGCTACGCCTGCCACACCTCCGCCCGCTGCCGCCGACAACCCGCCGAGGCTCCTCGTCATACGAGTAACGCCCGACACCCCCTGAGTCATCCCGGACGCGAACCGCGACGCCTGCGCGCCCGCCGGCGTGAAAGCACTCGTCAAACGAATCAAACTGCCGGTCACTCCCGCGATGGCGCCCGTCATCACCGTAGACGATCTCCGCACGCGATCGCCCATTACCCCAAAATTGCCGCCCACTCGGCTCACCGCAGCTCCAGCCCGGTTGGCTTGAGTCACAACACGTTGCCAAGCCGAGCCTACCCCAGCCGCCATCCGCTCGGCTTGGGCACGAATCCTGCCGAACGCAGTCGCCTGGCTCGCCCCTGCTCGCTGCGTAGACGCCGCTGCCTGTACTGTGGCCTGCGCCGCCTGCCCCGTCGATCTACTGACCGAAGCAGAGGTGGTTTGGGAACTCCTAGCGACGGCCTGGTTGCTCGCCCCCAACCGCCGCGCAGACTGATCAATCCGTCGGAGCGCGGCCTCGTAGGCACCTCCAAGATTTGTTGCCGCACGCTGCGCCGCTGCTGCTCCGGCTACGGCGGGAGCCGGGTCGAACGCGATCCCGATTGTTCTGATCTCCGCCATGCCAGGTTATTTGTTGGTCAGTTGCTGCTCAAATTGCTCGTGTAAGTGACGGAGGTATACGGCATCAATCGCTCGCACTATCCGCAAAAGGTAATGAGGCTCGTATCCGTAGGCGCGCGCTGCCGCGATGATGTCCGCCGTAGAAATCCCGGAGGCGCCACCGTAGCCAATCGGTCGACTGCTCGCGAGCAGCGCATAAAGCTCATAAAGATCCCGAAGCTGCTCGGGCAATGCATCCGGACGCGTAAGCAGAGGCTCCGGGCATTTGCCCGTGACCTCCACAATCGTCTCGAGATACTCCAGATCATCCCCGTGCTTCAGTTCCCACTGGAGTGTCGCTTTTGATGGCCGCCACATCGGCGGCCTCGTCCTCCGCCTGGAAGACTGAAATATCGGTGGCAAGCTCTGCCACGACCTCGCGGAAATGCGGCAGCTTCATGGCCTTCTTCCGATTCTCTAAGGTCGGCTTCACGGCAAGGCCGTCCTCGGTGATCCCCTCCCAGTCGAGCAGGATAAACTCTGCCATAACCTCCCCGATGATCTTGTCCTGCATCTCCGGGTCAGCCTTGAGCAGGTGTCCTGGGATGCCCTTAAGTCGCTTGCGAATTACCTTCTTGTAGGTTGGGCTCTGCACGCTGGCGACCAGAAGCCTGGCGCCGTCGCCAAGCTCAATCCATGCGCCCTCAAGGTCCTTGGTTCGGTCGGTTTTGTATGTGTTAAGGTCCATATTTATCTCTATCGTTGGTTGGCTTCGGTTTACGCCGCTGCGTGAAAGTCGATGATCATCATGGCGTCCGTCACCGGATCGTAAAGCCCGGTGTATTCTGAGTTGATCAGCAGATCCTGATTGAGGCCCTGCGCGTTCGGCAAGGCGGTCCGGAACTTGAACTTTGGAATCGTGAACACGATTGTATTGCCCGCGTCGTCGGTGACCTGCCAGGACAGCAGGACGGCCAGATGATCGACGAATTTGCCGTATAACCTGTTGGACATGAAGTGGCCGCTCAGGTTTCCGTTCACCTGGAATGTCCCGATGCCGATATCGAAGGCCCCAAAGATCCCCATGCAATCCTTCCCACGCAGCCCATTACCAATATTGAGCGTGATTGCCCTGAAGCATTCCGTGGCGACTTCTCCGGACTCTATGAAAGTCCCCACATTGGTGGTCGCGTTGAGAACGTCGGTGGTCGGCGACGCGGCGTAATCCCCTGAATCGGTTCCGCCGGCCAGCTCGGTGTCGCCCCAAGAGGCGGTGTCTGACGTCTCCTCGGTCACGATCGCGTGCGCGCCCGTCCCGGCTGCCTTTGCCGTCACTGTCATCGTAGACGCCGACGCCTTGGCCGCCGTCACGTCTGGATGCGCCGGCGTGCCAAACAGCTCACCGTTGATCGCCGCGACCAGATTATCGATCGACTCCTCGGCATCCGCCCCGATCGCCAGCTCGTAGGCAGCCGATGGCGCCGCCGCGAACGTGTAGACCGTGGTACCGATCGTGACCGTCTCGGTATCGAGGACGTTGCCGGTCGTGGTCAGGGTTTGCTCCGCGTGGACGCCAGTCACGCTCGTCGAGAGCGAGTCGTCACCGTAGAAGCCACGCGCCCCCATAAAGCCGAAGCTCCCCGTGATGATCTGTTTGCTCTCAAAGTTGAGCGCCAGGGTATCGACCACCATCCCGACGAAGCTCTGGAAATGGTCCAGCGCATCAGTCGTAACGATGCGCCGCTCCATCGTGTAGGATTTGCGGGTGGTGCCGTTCTTCACGCTGCTCCCGGTCAGCGCGATCGTCGCGCCGGCTTGGTCAGAGACGAACGTCCCTGCCGCGAACGTCAGGATGGACCCGTCGACGGATTTCGCCGTCACGAGCTTGATCCCGTTGTTCCCCGCCACCGTGAACCCGGAAAGTTTCGGGCTCGACCCGACCGGCACATCATCGAAGTCTCCAGCGGCGCCAGTGATCGTCGAGGCGCTCGCGTCGAGCGTAGCGGTGATGGCGCTTAGGTTGATCACGGACGCCACCCCGAAGAGCGCCGCAACGACGAACGGGTTGAACGAGCCATAGCTCAGCTCGAAATTGAATCCGGCGTTAGCCATCGCGCCAACCTGGATCAGGTCCGCAAGGGCTCGGTCAGATCGGATCTCCTGGGATTCGATCGTTTCTTTGGCGTGCGCCAACCCCTCGGAGGTCATCCGGATGTTTGTGAGGGTTGGGGTGACCGGAGTGACTCCCCACTCCGCCTCTTCGACGTAGCCGATGCTCGCGAAGTTACTGTCTGCAGATGTCTTGGCCATGATATTTGGTTTTTACGTGGTGAGGTCTACTCGGAAATCGACCGTGACATTTGTCTGCTCGATTCCCTCTCTATTGCCCGTGCCATTGCTCCCCACATGAGAGAACACGGCTACAAGCCCGGCGTCTATCGCTATCGTCTTGAGATCGAAAATTGTTGAGAAAAGGTCCGCTGCCCTGGCCGCCGCCCGGATCCCCTGTCCTTCCGGAGTGAAGACCTGGAGGAAGAGCACACCAATCATGCGAACCCGGCAGGCTCCAATCGCCGCGCTCGATCGATCGCCCAGTTGGAGCGTCAGCCTGCCGTATGCCCCCGAGGCCGGCACCTTCAGGGCTTGGTTCGGCAGGCCGACCGGGATCGCGGCCGCTCCCGTCCATCCGGACAGAAACGCGCCTATCACCGCCGCTCGCGTCGCCTCGATCATAGCCCCTGGGTAGCCACCTCCACCTCGGCTTGAAGTTCCGCGATCACGATCCGGACCATCCCAAAGGGCGCTTGCTTGGAGTGCCCGTTTTCGAGGGCCTCCATGTAGACGAGATTGCTCGTCACGAACACGGTGGTCGTCCCATCAATCCAGCTCACGTCCGGGTCCGCAGGCCGGGCGTACACACCTTCGGGCGGCAACCAGCTGCTCGGCTCACCCTGTCCGATGCCCCAGGAGGCCTGCGCGCGGCCCAGGTCCACTGGCGTGCGGTCCGTGAGCTTACTCCACGAGTCGAGGGCCAGATGTTGCGCCACGGCGGAGACCGCCAGGTTGAGCTGTTCGGCGACGTCGTCAACCCAAAGGTTGAGCCGGCGTATGTTCGCGGAGTTAGACATCGAGGATCTCGATCGTCTTGGTTGCGGAGATGCGGCCCCATACGCCGAGAACCGCGCCAACGACAATGGCAAATGCCTCGGCCAAGAGCTGGACGTTGTCCGCCAGCCACGGCACATCGATTTTGAGAATAAGAAAAACCGATGCGAGTGCTTGGAGAAGCACGCCCCAAAGTGTTTTGCTCGCAAATGGCGACTTTGTATCGGTCATATTAGTAAGGGATGATAATCGGTTAGGTTGCGTCTACAAGATCATCCGGAGTGTCGGCTTCTGCAGCCTCCTTGTCTTCCAGACGCTTTTGGGTTACGACAGCCTCGCGAAACTGCCTGGACATGTTTGCCTTTGCGGCTGGCGCGGTCTCTTCGATGCCGTGGTGCCGGGCGTAGTAGCCCAGCACTTGCGCGCCGGTTAATGACTTGGTGTCGATGTCGATTGTGATCGATATGATTGGCATGGTAATTTATGGGGTTAGTTTACTCAGTCCGGGTGGAGTTGGCTTTCCAAAGAAGAGCGTATTCGAGGGATCTGATTCAGACTCTTCATTGAAAATGACCATATAAATATGCCATCGCAGCCTATGGTCCAGGTCTATCACAACCCCCTTCTCTCCGGTCGCGTGCGTCACAAGATCGGCGACTAGAACCTCAGTCACGATCACGTTACCATTAACCGGCACGGCGTAAATGCGAAAGCCCACGGCCCGCTCAGTAACAAAGTCTTCTTCGTCATACGAAAAAGCGAGCTTAACCGGCTTCGCGAAAGCGGAGGCGGCGAAGAGGAGAAGGAAGAGGATTGTTTTCATGACTATGGAATGATTCGTAAAGTCCCTGCCTGGATTGCAACGCTAGTAGGAACTAGTGCCTCATTGGTATATGCCGAATTCCCGAATTCATTAAATGCGCGAACTCGATACGTGTAAATTTCCCAAATCTCTATATCAATATCCTGATAAGTAATCACATTGCCCGAGACAGACTCTATCACCTGGAAATCAAACGGCTCCTCTTTCCTCTCGATCTGAAACCCATCCTCATCATCGCTGTTATCTGTCCAGGTCAATTCCCATCCACCCCCCTGCAACTTCGAAACAGCTAGATTAGTTGGGGGATCGGGGGCTGTGTCTCCCGCTGCCGAGACTGTAATGTTGTCCATTTTCGCATTCGCTTCACGTCCGCGCACGTAGAGCGTATGCTCGCCGGCTGTAAGCGACCATAACATAGGATTAAATTCCGGGTTATCGAATGCGCCGGCCCCTCGCAATGTCACATCCCTGGCCTCAACTCCTGTGGTTATCTGCTGGATATCCCAAATGTCCGCAGGACTCGTTGGCTCCTCGTCCCACTCAACAAAAAACGAGTCGCTTGCGGTTGCCGCTGCCTCCACATCCATTGTCACCTTGTAATCACCAGTGCTTGGAATAGTTACTCTCCACCTCGCCAAGCCTCCACTGGCCGGATTAGTCGTCTGAGTTGTTTGAAAAACCAGTCCGCCCGAGACTGTGAAGATTCCCTCGATAAGTCCAGATTCGGCCTCGAATGGACCAAGATCCGCCATCAGGGGAATCGGGTTGCCTCCATCGTCGTCCTCGATTGTGACTGCGGCAGTCGTAATCCCCCCGAGAGCCGCCCCGCCAGTCGGGCTACTTATGCTCACGAAAAAAGTCTCGTTGCCCTCTTCGTCCCCGTCGCTCGTGATCGTGACATTGAATGTCTTGCCTCCGCCCTCCGCGTCAGCCCAGCTTAGCGTATCGCTCACTGCCGTGTAGTCGCTGCTATCCACCGCCGTATTGTCGGCAGAAGCATAGCTCACCCCCACCGCGCCAGCAGTCCCCCCAATACGATTAACTGTAATCGTCACCGTCCCATCCGCCTCTCCTACGGAGTAAGCAGAAACCGCAAATGTTAGAGATCCCGGCGACGGGTCCCCCGCCTCGAATTCATAGGCGCCTATGTCCGGAGGATTGGAGCGGGTAACCCCATTAATGTCCGTGGTGCTTATGGCAGAAAAGTCCGTTCCTTGGTCAACCAGTGCCGCTATTTCAGACTGCGGCTCATACACATTCCCCTCAGTCATTCCCAGCGCGCTGGATTCAGAATTGGTATACACTACGTTATTCTCGTTGGTGTAATCGTCTCCCAGGTCCCCCGCGTCGACGATGTTCAGCCCGTCCGCATCACCGTCCATGATGAAAACATTGTTAGAGATGGTTAGCGAGCCGAAATCCGCCCCGGCCTTGGTAGTCCCAACGTTCACAATCTGCCCGGATATATTGTTGAAAAACCGGATCGTGTTGGTCTCGTCCGAACTGTTCTGCTGGGTAAGGTTGATCTGCGGAACATCAAAAAACACATTGTTATAGATTAGCTGCGTGTTGCTCGATCCACTCCACCCGACAAGGAAATAACACACGCCTCCCGCGTTCCTGAACACGTTATTTTTGATGGTCGCGGTGTTCTGTGCCCAAATGGTATTCTCATGGGCCGCGCTGTCCGTATATTGACCCATCGTGTGGACAATATTTCCGTCCACGGTGGTGCACGCCCAGATGCCTTGGCCCGTGCGGCTGATGTCGCAACCCTGGACCGTATCAAAGAACTGCACTGCATTCCCGTAGTCCCGGCCATTGGAAGCGGAGATGTATTGCGGATCAATGTTTTCCGGCCCTTTAATGCGGGTATTGATCAATTGCGAGTTAGGCGACGTGCCGGTTCGGATCGCTCCGCCGACATCCCCGCCGTAATCCGTTTCCACTACCCAGTCACTCAAATAGAGTCCCGTCCCAATAAAATCCACCGCGTTGAAGATACGCAAAGTGTGGTCGTTTCCAGCGTCAGGGGGCGGTGTTCCTCCCGCTAAATTGTCGTTAATGAGAACCCCCTTAATATGGAGCCCCTCAATCGTGATATAATCGCCATCCACAGCAACAATGTTATTACGAGTGCCGCTGCTACCGCCGCCGAAGTTCCTGGAGTCCACGATGTCCACGCCACCCGCGTCCAACACTGGGTAATTGAATGACTGGACGGTTTCCCCGTTGCCATTCGTCCAGTCCACAAATTGGTCTCCAGAATGCCAGCTTGTGTCGATACCAACATAGATGCGGTTCTCTGCGGTCCCGTTGTCCGAGATGTAGAGCGAGAGGGCCTCATTGGGCCAAGTGACGCCGCCCTTGAAAATGAAGCTATCCCCCGGTTGCGCGGTGAACGCGCCACCCGCCCAACCCTTCATGTCGGGGTGTCGCTTCCACGGTGTGCCGGTACTGGTTCCGTTGTTTGCGTCGCTGCCCGTGTCCCAGTCAATGTAGTAGGTAGCGGACCACGCGGGAAGTGCGAACGAGAGAAGGATTAATAGTGCTAGTTTCATCAAAAAGATCCGTAAGCGAGACCACTCCCGCTGTTATAGAGCTGTGTAATTTCGGATGATGTAAGCACCCTGCTCCAGATTCCAAATTCGTCCATAATTCCGTCCGCTTTGTTTGCAGCGGTCCGGTGGCCAACATCGAACTCTGCTGTAGCCGTGTGTAACCCGGCAGAATGGGCTATTGTTGCTGGAGTGCCATCGTCCACGATGACAAACAGCTCATCATTAACTCCGTCGTGCCCCGCAACAATGTGATACCAAGTGTTGGTCGTAACAACCGCTCCCGCGACCGTTACCTCCGTGGCACCTGTTCCAGTCGACGAGACTTGCAAACCAATCGTATCGTCAGTGTTAAAAAACATCAGCCGATATTGACGGTTGTTGCCGGTGGTGGCAAACACACAAACTAAAGCCTGATCTGCCGCGACGGACTCAGGTCGCCACCACAGTGATACGGTAAAATCAGCATTTCCAGGGAAATAGAAATCATGAGGATCGGCAATGATAAAGTATCGGGACTGTGAATTCTCGAAATCACACCCGTTGCCAATAATTCCCGTCCCGCTAGCTACAAATAACGGATCAGAAAGATCGTTGTCGCTATGGCTGTCAGCCCGGACCACCTCTGCCGTCCCTCCGCTGGCCTCATCGAATGACCAATAGGAAATTAGATCGGTCGTCAAAGTCCCACCAGCTACTCCTCCAAGATTGACCACCCGATTAGCCAATAGGGTCCAAGAAAGGATCGCGATCCCGATGAGAACAAATCCACTTAACTGCAATTTAGTCATAAGTCCCCCTGACTACGATTTCAAGGTTATCGGTTGTGCCGCTGATCGAAGATGTCTCCACCCATATCCAGCTATTGGCTGGAACCGTGGCATCCTCGAAGCCAGTCGTGAAGCTGTCCCCGGTCGTGCTGCTTGTGATTGTCATGGCAGTGGTCTCTACCTGATTACCTGCGGCGCTTCGGTCCGTGGAGTGCCTGATGTCGATGTCTATGTCAGGGGTGGCCAGGGTGCCGACGTGAACGGCCCGAATCTCAGAGATCGTAACCGCGTCCGCGGTAAACCATGTGCCATAGTCCATGCCGTCCGCAATCGAATCAATGGTAAGAAAGAACGTCACTTTCTGTGCCGGAATAGTTGGTATATCTGCTATCGTCGCAATCTGAAACTCAGTGCTTGCATCATCTTTAAACCAAGGCGTATTTGGTACATCATCTTTGACCCAAAACGCACCCTCGCCAGCCGCTACAGTAGGGCCTGCGGCGGACTCATTGATTACCAGAGACGTAATCTCGAGATCCACAGCGGGGCCGCCCTCGTAAGCCACATCTGCCATCGGGATGGTCGAGTCCTGTATGAGCTTGCCGGTCGGTCCGTCAAAGGCTGCTAGAGTCGCGTCCGTTGAGCTTGCCGGGCCGACAACATCGCCGCTTCCCCCACCGCCTCCCCCTAACTGAGTATCGGTTCCGGCGTCATCGGTAAACCAAATGGTGTTGGGCGTATCGTTTTTTACCCAAATCTCTCCGAGTCCTGCAACTGCTGCCAGTGCCGCTGCCTTTTCTTGTAGCCTTAACCCTCCATTCGGACGAATCTCCGGCGTGAATTCAACCCGGCTATTTGTCCCCGCTCCCGCCCACGTGGCAGTGCCGGTTGAGCCGACCGTGAGGCCCAGGTAGTTGCTAGAATCGTAGCCGGCCCGGAATTGTGTAGTAGTAGCAACCGTATGCAGACGAGCCGCTGCGGTACCTATCCCGACCGATACATCATTCGCTGAAACGCTAAGCTTTTGACTAACAAGAATGTCATCACCGCGAAATACCAACCGATCAGCCAAAACGCCGCTTATCGTCGTTCGAATGGCCAATGATTGTTGCGTCCCTGAAACATCTCGCCCCCCGGTAATTTCCCCCCGGCCAGTCGTGTTTAGCTCAATTCCGCGACCACCGAAGAGTGTACCATCTTTGCGAACCCTAAATTGATCGGTTCCGCCAACCCGAAGCCGTATTAGGTTGGAAAGCGCATTGCTCGCCGTGTCCGTGACATCCCAATTGACAATATTGAATGTGGTCCCGGCGTCATTCATCACTCGGCTCCCCGAGAAATCCCCCAGCATCGTAAAGTTTCCAACCTCATTACCTACGGCGCCCAAGGCAAATCCTGCCGTGTTTGGCCTAAGCGTTGTTCCTGTCTCTCCCCAATTTGTAAGGCCGCTTCCGCCGGCAGCATCGACGTACGCCTTAATCGATTCACTAGAAGATCCGGTGGTCGCACTCGCTGTGGCGAAAGTGTCGTCGTCGATCATTGGCAGGCGAGCAAACTCAATGGTTCCCGCCCCGAAAAAGGCCGTGGCGCTGTCCCCGGCATTGGCCGTTGTCGCCGTAGTGGCGAGTGTGGCGGTATCTGCGTTTCCGGTCGTGCTTTGGTTGAGCGTTGGGAAAGACGTTAGGTTCGCCGCGCTACCATTTGTGGTGAGAAACTGTCCGGTGCCGTCCTCGTCACTGAGAACACCTCGCAGTTGTGCCGAGGTCGTAGCCGCAAACTGTGAAAGAGGATTGGTTGTAAGGGCATCGCCACCACCAGGCAATGTCTGAAATGTCGGCGCAGCCCCCGCCCCATTAGAGAGAAGCGCCTGGCCCGTGGTTCCGGTGGCAACGGCGACAGGATTTCCGGAAACATCGTAGGTAATGAGGTTACCTGCTGTTCCTGCGGCCATCTCAGCCAAGCCAACCGCATCGTCCGCCATTTTTGCAAGCGTAATGGCGTTGTCCGAGACTGTGCCTGCCGTAAGCCCGGCCGCGGTTCCGGTAATGTTTGTGCCAACTAGTGCGGATGGCGTCCCAAGGTCTGGAGTTATCAGCGTAGGTGATGTCGCGAACACCAAGGCTCCGCTACCAGTCTCGTTGGACATGACGCCGGCCAACTGAGCGGACGTCGTGGCCGCAAACTGACTAAGAGGGCTGGTGGTCAAGGCGTCGCCTCCACCGGGGATCAACTGCCAGGAGTTGTCATCGCGAAGGAATTTGGTGCCGTCTGGTGTGCCAGATGGGAGCGCGAGAAAGTCCGTGCCGGCCTCAAGGTCGAGCAAGCCTCTCATCGCCGCATAGTTCGCTGCGATGATCAAAGACCGGCCATTGGCAGAGGCGTCGCTCAGCTCTGCTACGGGATGGGTATGGGCGTTCGGATCCCTAGTATCGCTCAGCCGCGCGTCCGCGGTATCGATCAAAGTCGCATCGGTCAATATCGCATTCAGCTCCGCCAGTGTGTCCAGGTCCGATTGATTGAGGTCGCCTCCAGCCCCGCCCAAAGCCGCGATGGCCTGCGCGATCCGTAACGGTGACATCCTACGGATTGCCGCCTCAGTGCCCGCCTCCATCTCGACCTGGCTCGCGGCTGCTACCTGGGCATTGTAAGCGGTCTCAATTTCGGCGTTGGATTGATCAGCAGTGGCGCCGGCCTCAACCCCGATGAGTGTCAGAATCTCCGCCGGCGTGAAATAGCGCACTACGCCCTCGCTATCCTTCCAGCCGAAGACCCGGTCCGCGCCAGGGTCCGCCAGGTAGAACTCCCGGAACCCCGTGCCATCAGATTGGACCGCGCGGATCCATACCTCGTTGGGTGGGCCCTGGGCTACGGCCCATGGAGCGGCCAGAAGAAGTGCAAAGAGAAGGAGAAGCTTTTTCATTATGACCATGTGTCTTCGACGAGAGGTGTGCGGAACCATCGCGCGGCCGCCGCTGAGTAATCGTAGCGGAAATTTTCGTCCAGCGCGTATTGCCCGGCCGCACCGGCTGCCGCCTCCGTTGCCGGCACTCCGACAATCTTGGTCGCGCCAGCCTCTGCCTCGTAAGCGGTCTTGATCTCGGCCCCTGTCATATCGGCCGTAGCGGTAGCCTCGATCGCGGTCAGCTTCGCCTTTTCAGCGTCCGTGAAGGCGTTGGTGTCCGCCGCGGCCTCGTAAGTCGACTTGATCAGCGCGCCTTGATCTGAGAGCTGTACGGGATCGGCCATCGAATTATGCGGCTAGGACTTGGGCGTCGCCAACGTGCAGCGGCGAATCGCCTACGTAGATCTCGGCAAGTGGCACGGGTTGCGGGTTGCGGCAGTGCAGGATCCATGCCGAGTCAGTTGGGTCAGGCTCGACGAGAAAGATCTGCCAGATCAGGCCATCATCCACAATCTCGCCCTCTTGCTCGGCTCGCGCGCTCAGGTCGACGCCCTTGACGACATAGGCTCGGATGCGCCGCTCAGCCGGGGTGTCCTCCTCAACCTCTGCGTAGCCCACGGCTTCCAGCGTGTCCTCGTGATCCCACGTGGTCGTCATCGTGTCACTGGCCACGTCATAGGCGCTTGTTGGCCCCATGCGCACGACCACCGTCCGCTTGACGTCTCCTGCTGCCACGAAAGCCTGGTCAACGGCCGCCCGAACGATGGCGGTCAGCGGGAAAAGACCCATCACTTGGGGCAGCGCCACGAAGAGCGGATCAGGCTGAGGATTGCGGCAGTGCAAGATCCAGATCGACTCTGTAGGGTCAGGCTCGACAAGAAAGATCTGCCACACCAGGCCATCGTCATCCACAATCTCGCCCTCTTGCTCTGCTTCGACGCTCAAGTCGGCGCCCCGCACCGCGAAGGCCCGGATGCGAAACTCAGCAGGGGTATCTTCCTCGACCTCGTCGTAGCCGATGGCCTGCACGACGTCCTCGTGATCCCACGTGATCACCATCTGGTCGATGGCCACGTCGTAGGCGCTCGTTGGACCGAGCCTGACCGTGACCGTGCTCTGAGCGTCTCCGGCTGCGGCAAATGCCCGGTCCACGGCAGCACGAATGGTGGCGGTTAAGCTCATCGTTGGACCGGGATTGATCTAAAGTTGCCCCGCCCGCGTAGGTATCCCAGGCAGCGAACAAGCTCCTCGACGTAAGGCGCGACAGCCGAGGCCGCACTGACCTCCGCTTGGTCCTGATACTCCACATCGACCGCTCCTTTGCCCACCCCGATGCTCTTGATCTGATCGGCGCCGCCGGTCGTCGCTGGCCGGACCTGGAAGGCTCCAAAGGCAATCAGATCTCGCGCCAGCTCGTAGGTAGCCTCCTCGATGATCCGCGGCACGACATCATCATCGATGAGAACCCCGTCGCAGTAGGCGCCCCTGCGGGGAAATGCGAGCGGTTGCGTCGCAGGCTGCGATCGATATCCTTCCCAGGAAAATTGGTTGGTCAGGATCCGCGACGCTTGGACAAGTGCCTTGTTCCGGGTCGCCTCATCTGCCGTGTCCCAGGCAGAGGACTCGATGACGCTCTCGTGGTAGGCGATCGCCCCGGCCAAGGAACCGAAGGTGTTTGCCGTCGGATCCAGGCCGCTTCCGGTCTCCACGATGAGGATCAGCGCCATGTGTTACTTTGCGACGCGGAGGTAGGCCTGCCATGGGTTGTCCCCGGCATCGAAGAGTGCCTGTAAATCGGTTCCCTCCGGGATGGTTTTCTGGTTCATTTGCGCCGTCTTTTCGACGCGGTCGCGCCAGGTGTCGAATGTCCACTCAGACGGCGCAGGCTCAGAATCGGCCTTTGGCTCAACCGGCGCATCGGCTGAGGCCTCGCCGGCCTCAGGTTCGGCCGGCGGAACTACCTTGGCCTCTGCCTTGGCTTTGGATGGCATCGGTTCCTTGGGTTCAGTTTTCGGCTGCACATCAGCCGCCTTTAAATCGCGTGGTTTTCGTTTCATGGGTTGCTTGGCTTGCGCTCGCGCCTCCGCTTAGCGGCTCGCGAGATAGGTTGTTTTTCCGGCTTCGGCAAATCTTGCAAATTTGCAATTTGGGAACTTTGGTTATTCTCGTCGCCCTGGTTTTTATTGGATTCGGCCTGCGAATCCTCCGACTTGGCCGACTTGGCCGCCTCCTCATCGATCTTTTTCAGGTCAATGAGAGGGCGGCGTGGTCTCCGAAATGGCACCCCCAGAATCGGAATCGGCTTAGGCTGCTTGGGATGGTGGTAGAGTGGCATGGTCTACAATGCCACTTATCTGGACGGCAGGTCAAGCGTCGCTTGCACGGTCACGACGTCTCCTGTCGCCAGGTCGGCGGACCCGTCGCTTAGCATCAGGACCGATTGCCCGTCGATCGTCAGCTTACCATCCCACGCCTTCGGCTTGCCGTCTGTATCGCGAACCTGCGCCACGGCCGACAGAACCGGTGAACCGAACGCCATAATGAACGCTGTAGACGTAGCCTCAGCAGCGAGGACTGTCCTGGCTCCCTGGACCGGCACAGCATGATCGCCTTCCGCGCCCCTGCCACCGTAGGTCGCGGCCGCGATCCAGGCGTTATTTGTGCCGGCCAGTGTCTCCGTGGTGGTCAAAACCTCGCCTGGCGGACCCGTCAGATGGACGACGATATACTCGCCCACCAGGTTATCGGCGAATAAGCCGTTGCCGTTGAATGCCGTGACAATGGCCGCTCTGATCTCGGCCGCAGACGGATCCGCCCCATTCTCCAAAACCACGGCATCCCAAACCGAGCCGGCCTCGGTGAATGTCTCAGTGGTCGCGATCGAGTTACCTGCCACGCCCGGGACCTTGGCTGTCACCGTCATCGTGGCAGCGGTCGCCTTGGCGGCAGTGACGTCGGGATGGGCATCGGTCCCGAATAGATCGCCGTTGATCGCCTCGACAAGGTTATCGATCGCCTCCTCCGCGTCAGCCCCGAGCGCAAGCTCATAAGATGCCGCAGGCGCGGTCTTGTACGTGTAAACCGTAGCCCCAATCGTGACCGTGTCGTTATTGGTCGGGATCCCGTCCACCGTGAGCGTGCCCACGCCAGCCGTTGCGTCCCCGCTGATATCGATTGGCGTCCGACCAGCCGTTACAACCCCGTCAGCGTCGATCTCGAAGACCTGCGTCCCGACGGTGATTGTTTCGGCGTCCACCGCCGTTGAAGCGATGCGTAGCTGGTTCACGCTCGGACAGCCGGCAGCCTGAAGCAGGTCTCGCATTTGTGAGAGAGTTCTCATGGTAATGTTTAGGGGCGTCACCGCCCACTCGCTCCCTTATGCGATGTTGTGCTGGACCTTGACGATCCGGATGTTTTTCTGCTCGTAGACCCGTTCCCAGTTGGTCCCGATCGCCAACTCGGCGTTGGTCGGAAACTCCGCGGCAACGCTAGCCTCAAGCCACTTGACGCCCCGTGGGTGCAAGATATTGCTCCACCGGTTGATCACGTAAGACGTGTGGACCAACGGATCCCGGCCAAATTCGACCTGCCAAGTGCCTTCGCCGCCTTCCGGCTCGTCGTTTTTCCCGCTCCATCCGAGCGCAATTGCGCCGGAGCCGAACAGGTACGTCGTGTAGGCATTCTTGCTGTCGATGACATCCACCGGCATGCCATCGTCGACGATGATGCGCTTGCCCTGGAATGTCGCCAACATCGCGGATCCTTGGCTGTCCGGGATGTAATCGATCAGGTCCAGCTTGCGAAGGGACGCCTCGACGGCTGAATGCATGATGACAGCCTGCAGCTTGCTTTTCGCGTCGCCCAAAAGCTGGCCGCCATCGATAAAGCTCGTGCCGGTCAGGTAGTTGGCGCTCGTCGCCGAGCCGGACGTCTGCGCGATCGAGAGGACACTGCCACTCATTGATGCCGCGGCGAACACGCCTTGCAACGTGGCCAGGACCTGCGCCTGGAGGCGCCGGGCGCGGTACGCCGCCATCAGGTCGGCGATCGCCATCATGGGATCGTCGCCTGCAAGGATGCCAGCGAGGTCGTGTGCCCCCCAGGCTTTGGCGCGCACTTGACGGCGAGCGATGTCTTTCGACGCTCCGATCTTGCCGACGGTAACACCGGTGCTTTCGGTCACGATCTCGTCGTCTCCTGCGAGATCCTGCCAGAACGGCATTTGGACGGTGTAGCCGCCCTCGTTCGTTACGATATTGTCAAACTGCGGGGAATTCTCGATGATCCCGCTCGTGATCAGCTCAGAGAGTGCCGCCGTACGCTCGATGAGGTAGGGCAGGAAAACCTCTGGCACAATCACATCTGCGATGCGTGTTTCCATGGTGATGTAAGGTTAGGTTTTGCGTCTCTCTACGAGAGCCCCCGGCCCTTACGGTTCGCGCCGGCCCCGCCAGCGGTACGATCGACTTTGAATTTGCCTATTCGCGCTGAGAGACAAAGTCAAGCTTTGTTAACGAAAAGGCCCCCACCGGATCCGATGGGGGCCTCGCCTGGCCATGGCTGCGTCGCGTGAGGGAAGAATCGTCCAGCCTGGCCCTCCCCTCATGCAGGGGAGGGCCTCGCCTCGGTCCATGGCGACGGCATGTCCGAGGCTTACTCCGGCAGGTCGTGCTCGTCGCGCCGGAATGGTTGGGTTATAAAATTGTTAGATGGCCAGGCGTTGTCCAGCCTGCGCTGCCATTCGCTTGGCCAAGGCTGGATCTTCTTTGATGATCCGGCCCTGCTCGGTGAGATTGCGCGTAGTGGCCTGCCATGGGTTGACACCGCTGTGGCTGCCCCCGGTCGGTCGGCCGCCGCTCCCGGACGATCCGCCGCCCGAGGATGGCTGGAACAAATGCTCTGCCTTCTTCGTTAGGCCCTCCATCCATTCCTTGATGGACATCAGGTCGCCATCCTTGCCGTAGAGCTTCTCGCCGGTCTCCGGGTCGTAGGCCACCGCCTTGCCTTCCTCGAGTTTGAAAACTTTCGCCCCGCGCCCTAACAGGTCGTCCTGCGCGGTTGGGCGAAGGCCAAGGTCGCTGCCGTGCTTGATCAGCTCGCCGTCGATGATTTTGTTAGCGAGCGCCGTGTTGGCCTGGTCACGTTCGTCGGTGAGGCGCTTGACCGCTTTCTCATGTTCGGTCTTCGCCTTGTCGTGCTCGGCCTTCATCTCGCGCGTCCGGGTCTCGAGCAGCTCTTGCATCTCCTCGTTTGTCTTGACCTTCGCCTCCTCAATCTCCTTTTTCTTGGCGAGTAGGGCCTTGGCCTCGTCGGCAGTGATCTCGCCGTAGGCCTCGAGTTCTGCCTTGAGCTGGATATTATTCTCCCGGAATTCGTTCAGCCGGACCGCCGGCACCGCTCCTGGAACGTCCAAGAAGTAGCTGTCGGCCTTCTTCTGGTAGTGTTGCTGCTCAATTTCGGTCAGGCCCGAAAATGCCTCTTCGTCAATTTTGTATGGTAGCGCCATTATCGTGATTTACCCCGCCGCATGAGCGACGGCAAGTTTAAACGTGCTCTCGGTAGAAGCGTAACCCCCGCAGGCGGGCCTTATATCGGAGAATAAGCTCTTGTCGCATCGCCGCCTCACTGTAGTTCCCCTGTTTCACGGCCGTGCTCAGCGCGAACGTATTGAACTCGACTTGGCGAACGGCCTCGGCAATGTCGCCGTCCAGGATGTCGGCTAAGGATCGCTTGTCGCTCACTGCATCTCCCTTTGGCCGCATGGCGTTGAGGACGTCCACGATCTTGCGGGTGTCCACCTCGATGGCGCCGTGCGTGATCGCCTCCGCCCGCTTGTCGTCGCTGATATTGTAACAGGGGTAGCGGTCCGCTAGCCGGCAACTGGAGGCCAGTCCAATCTTGCCCGCCATCTCATTCAGCTCCTCTGCCGTGTCGGCCACCATATGGGCCATCAGCATCGGCCCGGATTGGTGGACGGCATTGTCGACGTAGACGCTCATTCGCATTTGTCCCTCCACCAGTCCGCCCATTGCGTGAAATTTTCGCCGTTCCAGAAGCCCCAATCCCTCAACCGCCTGAACCTGATGAACAGGGACCATGACGGCCTCCCCCCGATCAGCTCAACGCGGTGCCGATAAGTTGCGGGGCGAAATCGGGCGCCGATCAGCGGCCAAACGCGCCGGACGCCATTTACGCTGTGCTCGTGGTAACCCCGCCAGATAGGGATTACCAGGAACGCCCACGGATGATCGTGGAGCGCCCTGTCTTCGTCCGAGCGGATGAACTTGTGAAGGAACAAACCAACACGCTTCCACCGCAATATGTACCACCGAATGAGGTAGGGGTCCCTGTCGCAATTCACAATGACGCGCTTTTCGGGCCAGTGGTTTTTCATGGGCGGGTCGGTGTGCAAGTGTTGCCGCAGGTGCGGCTGGATTGGCGACCCGAAGATGGCCTCGAGCCGTTCGGCCGGCGTCATATGATCGCGATCGATCATGCCGTCCACCTTTCGCTGCTGAGTCTCAGTGCCTCGGTTTGAAGCGCCTCCACGAATGTCCCGAGGTCCGAAGCCGCCGCATCCTCATCATCATGGCTTTCCGCCAAGTCTGACATTATGGAAAACATCGCGACCATGCCAGCATAAAATGCCAACTTTATCTCGGCTTCCTGGATCGCCTCAATCCCGTCTGGCCACATGACCCTGACATAACTGTTCGCGCACTTTCGGATCAATCTCGCGGGGTCGGCTATCATACAACCCTCCAGTCCGGGTACGAGAACATGATCGATTCGATCTCCTTTGCCCCCCGCTCGATCTCACGGTCGAAGACCGCCGTCGGCTCCTCCGGTCCCGGCCGGGTGTAGATCAGCTCATTGCCGTTCCTCCTCGTGAGCGTGATCTTTTGGCCGTCCTCGCTGATGTTGACGTCGAGCGGGGCGAGTTCGTCGCCCTCGAATTCCAGGCCCGCTGCCGGGCCGCCTATTAATTTTATCAATTTTTTATTCATGTCTCTATCGTTGGTTGGTTCCCCGCCACTTGAAAGGGCAGGGGTCTGGCAAAATCCATAGGTGGCGCATGTTGGCCACGTCGACGATGTCCTCGTCGCAAGGGTAAATCTCGACAGCGTCCCGGTCGCCGTATCCGGCCTCGTGCTTGATCCGCTGGAGGTCGTCCCAGGTGATGCCGGCTTTCCAGTCGCCGGTCCTGGTCAGCTCGTTGCGCGACACCGAAATCCTGATGATGCCGTCTCTCTCTTGGTATCCCTGCACTAGGAAGGTGCGCGATCGCCAGACGGCCATCCTGGGCATTTCCCCTGGTCTTTGCGTGCCGATCCATTGGTGCTGCGGCACGAGCCGCAGCGTCGCTGGCCACTTGAGGTTCTCCTCACGCAGGTGTTTTCTGCGCAGGGAAATGGCTTTCTTGTCCTCGCTCGTCACTTCTTCTCCCCTTTCCATATTGTCCACTGGACGTAAATTGACCATCCAAGGCAGCCGTTCCGGTGCTTGACAATATCATGCCGCGTCCCCTGGTATCCGCAGGGACAGGTGCACGGAGGCTTCTTCTCGTCCTCCTCCCAGTCCTGCAAATGACCGGTTACGCTTTCTAGCCATTTCGCCATCATTTGCCCTCCCTTCGAAACCACCGATTCCCAAATGCGCGGTAGGCATGGCCCCGATGCTCCGGTGACAATGCCCCTTTCTCAATCAGCCAGTCGACGGCCGCCATCGGACCGAAATCGCGCCGGCGTAGCTCGACGTAGGCGGGGTAAATCTCGGAGTAATCCTGGCGCTCTCGCTGCTCGGGCTCTGGCTTTGCCTTCTTGGCTTGGGCTATCAGGTCGGCGATCATTCTTCTTCTTCTTTCGTCACTAAATTCATATGGGTCTCGCACAGCGTTTCATATTCCTCTGATGACCGATCACTGTCCGGGGTCCTACCCTCCTCCTGGCGATCAGCTCGGCGATCATTGGCTCTTCTCCTTGAGTTGCTTGGCCTGCAGGTAGACGTGCCTGGGGATCTCCCACACGTGGTTGACCACCGTCTTTAGCTCGCCGTCACGTTTGATCGCGATCATGCTCGTGCCGACATGCAGACAGTCCTCGATGGAATCGATGGTGGGTTCCCCGGTCTGGAGGACCGAGAAGTGCCTGGTCTCTGCCTTTGCCGACGGATCGGTCAAGGCCCAAAGCGCCATCCCGCCGATCGACGGGTCGAAGGCGACGTGAATGATCGTTGCCCCCTCTGGCATTTCGATCTCGGTCGCCATTTTAAATTTCAGTATTGCTCTCATTGGTTGGGTGCTTGGTTAGGTTTGGCTAAAAAAAGGGCGGGAATTCGTCGTCGGGAAAGTCGTCGTCAGACTCGGAGAGCTGCCTCCGGATCGTCCCGCTCTGGTAATCTGCCATCGCGTTCCATATCGCCATTAGGGGCTTGTCCGACTGCGTGGAGTGGGCCGCGTTCTTGAAATTCTCGTAGTCGATGGCGTCGGCGAGCATCTCGGCCACGTCTATCCACTGACCTTTCGACATCAAGATCCTCCACCGGTAATCGGCTTCCGGCGTCTCTATGATGTCGTCAGCCGTGGCGGGAAGGCCGCGGCCGCTGTCGACGATGTGCTCAATCAACCGCTCCAGGTCCGCCTTGGCCCGTGACCGGACCTGCATCATCCCGGGCCGGCCCGGGGCCTGCGTGACACTGTAGAATCCTATCGTCGTGAATAACCACATATGTGGCATCATGCCACCGTGTCACGGAATGCGCAAGAGAAAAGTTGCGGCTACCTTCCGCCAAGTTTCGCTCGCAAATCCGCCGTGGCCTGAACGGCTCGAGCCCGTAGCTCTACCAATTCTCGCTCGGCCCTGATCTTGGCGAGCTGCTCCTCCCGGATGGCCAGGTCCGCCTTCCGGATCGCCATCTCCACGTTCCCTTGCTGGTATGCGCTCGAGCGGAGATAATCGCAATATGCCCGGACCGATTTCTCAACCTCAATCGGGTCAGTCTTCTCAAAGACTTTCCCGCGCAACGCATTCGCTTCCTCTGGCTCGATACCGATCAGGCCTGCAAGTTTTTCCAGTGTCGATTCCATAGTTCCAATTCTTGCCATTCTGTGGCCGCCTCATTGGCATCGTCGTCCGGAATGTCGGACAGGCGCACGCGTTGGTTTTCCTCGTTGGCAAATGCCTGATCCACGATGTTGCCGAAAAAAGCAGCGAGGTCCTTGCATGCGCTCACCTCGAGGAATTCCATCCGTGGGTTAGCGTTAAGGTTCATTGACGTTCGGAGCACGCATGATCGCCGGCCGGTAAATACGCAGAACTTGGCGTGCGTCTTCATGATCCGAATCTCGGATCCATGGTGGATTAGTTCTCGGCTCAAGCGCGGCTGCCGGCTCACGAAAATGTTGTCTACCAGCCACCGCATCTTCCCGCAAATACCCTTCTCCACGAGGTCAATCATCCGGGCCGCGTCGTATCCGGCAGCCGTCCAAGTCGCGATGTCGATCCGGTCAACTGGCGCCGCCCACTCGGCTAAATGCTCGATGGCATCGCTCAGCGAAAACTGGCCGTGAGTCAGGCATAAAACCTCGCGCCCCTCCTCAAAATCGGCGAGTGCTTCCGCGGCATTCCGCCGGCTGTAATGGTGGGCGAGATACCGTGGGCATTCGCGGGTGAGGTGGTCGGCCATATCACTTCCGGCGTGTCATCACAAAATCAATTGCCTGGATTGTCCCATCCGCCAGCTTGATGGCGTTGGCGGGCTTGACGTCGCTTGCCACAAGATCGCCCTTCGTCCAAGACAAGGGGCCTTCCTCGATCGGCGTCCAACCAGCCGCCTCCATGAAGCTGATCAACTCGTCGGGCGATGGGGCCAAGCCATCATATCGCGGCTGCGTGATGATCACGGCGCGGCCGTTGTCCAGCAAAGCTTCGACCTCGATCCCCGATTTAAATTCCCCTTCGAAGAGCCGGATTCGCTCTAGAAACTGGTCAAGCGTCGCAGGGGCAAGCTCGTTGTCCTCGACGGTGAACCCGTACCGGCCTAAGGCTGCGCCGAAAACAGCCTTAGTCACACGGTCGCTCCCCGGCGTCTCAAAGACGATAGATTCGCCGCCGGCTCCCAGAAGCCGAAGATTTCCTTTTCCCGCTTCCTCGAATCCGAGCATGGAATCGATGCGCGAAGCCAGGTTTCTCCCGATATCGGGATCACGCTGAAAAGCATCTGTGATCGCTGCCTCAATCTGAGGCCCGTTCAGCGAGGATCGGAATTCTTCAGCGCTGCGTGTCGGCGGGCGGCCGCCGCGTGCGCCTTCAGCATCTCCTGGGATGCCGCCGGGAAGAACCTCTGCTCCCATGGCTGGGTCTCCGCCAAGCTCTTCCACGATCGCTTTGAGGCTTTCTTTTTCGGCTTCGGCATCCCTCAGCTTAGCCTCGGACGCCCTCGCCGCAAGAGCATCTTTGATGCTGGCGTCCCAGTTGGACCGCTCCTCAGCCGTAAGCCCGTCAATCGTTGCCTGCTCGCTCGCGCTCAGTTTCTTGCCCGCCAGTATCTTTTCCTTGGCCGCACCCAGCTTGGCTGCCACTTGATCCGCTTCAGCTTTGGCCTCGACTATCTCGAGCGCCTGAACCGGATCGCTCGCTGCCAAGCCAGGCTGCTCCTGATTCAGCCGCTCCAAAGCATCCCGCCGGCGCTGCGTTGAATCTCCGCTCGCAATATCCGCCAATGCCTTCTCTGCCTTCTCCGCAGCCGCTTTGGCCTCGGCCTGCTTGACCAGGTTGATCTGCGCCTTGCTGGGAAAGAAGGTTGGCAGCGGCGCCGGTGCCGGGAACACGCCCTCGGTCTCCGGAGGGAACCCGCCGGCATCAACCGCCGCCTCGAGCTGGGCGATGGTGAGCACCCGGTTGTCCTGGTCGGTCAAATCCTTGAGCGTGAGCTTGCCCTCCTTCCAGAGCGCGTATCGGCCAGGACCAAGCGCCTTCCTGGCGAAGGCATCGCCCTTGCCCTCGAGCCAGTCGTCATGGCTCAGATCGGTAGAGACCTGGCCGTCCATCGACGCCTTGGTGTTGGGCTTGATCTGGCTGATCTCCGTCTCGTTGAAGCCTTGTGCCTTGAGGTGCTTTTCGAAGGCCTGCTCGAAGGTGATCTTCTTCTTCTCGGGATGCGGCTTGTCGGGGTTGGCCTCTGCTGCTGCCGCATCGACCTTCTTGTTCGCCAGCTCCTTCCACGAGTAGGTGACCGGGTTCTGTGTTGAACGACAATTCCCTGCAACTATTCCTTGCGCACTGTAAAAGTTGAGTGTCGTTTCAAGATTGTGAACGCGACCCCGGCCCTCCCACCTTCTGAGGCTGATAATCTTGTCCGCCTGTATCTCGCCAAAGTCCCGATCAAGGATCTTATGCGCCAGTTCCACCTCACTAAGCACGGCGTTTGGAAGCACCTCCACGCCGCCGGAGTAACCCCTTGCCGAAGAACTCGCTTTGCTAAGAACACCCAGGAAATCGCGGTGGAAAGATTTCAATCGGGCGAGAACTATCGATCGATCATTGCCGACATTGGATGCGACCTTGGCACGTTCTATGGTTGGCTTCGGAAGCGAAACATTCGGGTCCGCGACAAATCCGAAGCGATGAAATACGCCTGGGAAATAGCGAGCGATGAGACCCGTCGTAAATGGCGTTCTACCTCGAACAAGGGGTTCAATCATGACCCCGACCAATTGGAGCAACAAGCGATAAAACGCGCCCAGCGCTCTGATTTCATCAGCCCACAGGAAACCACCCTGCGGTCGCTTCTCGCTGAGCGTGGTCTCTGCTTCGTGCCCCAGGTCGCGGTGGGTCGATATAACTGCGACCTCTCCCTCGGCCCCGTCGCCGTGGAAATCTATTCCTCGGATTATTTCCGATACGGTAACAAAATCGGAGGATTCCTGAAGCGCACCCGTTACTTCCTCGATCAAGGCTGGACCATGCTGTTGATAGAATTCTCGCGACCGAGGAATGGCGCCTTTTGTTGGGACAAACTCGCTGATTACGTCGCCGCCTTCTACGAGTCCGCCCGCCGTGACGAATCCCTTCGTGGTAAGTATTGGATGATTCGGGGTGACCGTCAGCTCCTTACCCCCCGCGGTTTTGATGGTTACGAACGGACCCACGTAGTCCCGAGTGTAGCCCCTTAGTATCTCTTGGCCGTGAGTATCAATACATTGACTAGCAAGAACACATTGCCAGTGTGCTAAAACGCCGGGGAAAGCCTTGGTGTGGCCAATAGGCTTCAGGTCCAGGTCCCAAAGTTTTCCGCTTAAAGCTCGACAGATTATGGTTGTGCGAGAGTCTAACACTGAGCTCCACTGGATCGCCTTCACCAAGTCTCCCTGCTCTCGAATAGTGGCGATCCGGCTTGAGTTCGCGATGCTTTGCGTTGCGGTCCGCACGATGGCCTGGGCCTCCCGCTTCGAAGGCTCCACAATGTCGTCCTTGTAGTTCTTGACCTTGGTCCCCTGGATCCGCTTTCGAATCTCTTCCATCGGCTCGCCCAGCGCGATCCCCTGCTGGATGGCGCCCTTGATCCGGCGTTGGGTGCTCAGCTCTTGCCCGTTCCACCAGGCCTCCATGGGAGATCCTTCGATCGCCGGGCCTTTCGCAACGGCGGTCAGTTGCGCCGCGGTCAGCGTCGGGATACCGACCTTGATGGCCGTCGACATGCTTTTCGCCGTCTGCTTGCTCGAGATGGTGGCGATCTTCTCGAGGTTCTCCGCCCCGACTTGCTTGATCACCTTGTACGCGTCCTTGATCTGGTCGTCGGTCCCTTTCAGGAATTTCTCAAGCTCAGCCTTCTTTGCCTTGGTCAGGTCCTCGGTGCTTAGCCGCTTGACCAGGCCCTTCTTGGTGTCCTCCAAGATCTTGACCACCTCGCCGCGCCATCCGGCCTCAACTCGGAGGAGGTTGAGCGAAAACAAATTCGCGTCGCTCAAGAGCTTGGCCGCCGTGTTGTCGCTCATTACGCCGCGGCTTCATCCTCGGTCGGCTCAGGGACCGGGGTCGGAACGGGTGGCGTTAGGACTCGCGCGGTCGAAAGTGCTGCCTCCTCGTCCTCTTGCGTCCAGCCGTCCGGGTACAGCTCCCCCTGCTGAAGCTGATAGTAGAGGGTCGGCCACGAGATCGTGCCGGTCTGGTAACCGGCCACGAGTGCAGCCAGTTGGTCCGGTGCGATCGGTGTCGCCGAGAAGTCAGTCGACAAGACAAGGAACGTTGTCTCGGCCAGGTCCTCCGGTGTCGCCGCCGCGCCCATCCACCAGGCAGCAATCTGCAACGCTATCGAGATCGATGCGCTCGTGGACTCCGCCACGTTGACCAGCACGCTCTGCTCAGCATCATGCCTGATCCGGACCGTCTGATAAGCCTCGGCCGCCGCCTTCTCCTGCTGCAAAAGTCGCGCCCCTAACGTCGCCATTTGTTCCTGCTTTTCGATGATCGCCAGTCGCAGCTCGGAGAGGCCCGCGCCGGTGAACTCCATGTAGCCGCAGCTTGCTTTCTCGTTGGGCGATGTCCACGCCTCGGTTGTCCCGATGGTGAGCACGTCTTTGTCAATGTCGACGCCAAACGCCCATGGTGTCGGCAGCCCAGCAACGTGCCGGCCATTCTCGAGATCGGCGCTTGTCCGGTAGTGGCTGAGGTTGATCTCAGCCAGGTCAAGCATGGGGATCGGCCCGCACTCCGGCACGTTGCCCAGCAACCCATGAAAAACGAACGGGATAAATCGGAGCGCCTCCCCCCGCCGGCGAATGAGCACGGGATCGGTGGACTCCGGCACGGCGAATCCCTCGACGACCACGATCGTCTCCATCTCAAGGCCTGCGTCGCGCAGCCGATAAATCCGGAAGGTCTCAATGGATTCGTGCTCGAAGGTGTCCTCGTTGAGCCGGTGACCGCGCTCGCGCAACACCAGGAGCGTCAGCTCGTTGCGCCCGTCAATCCGATCGATGTGCCAATTGACGATGTCCTCGGCCAGATAAAAACTGAAGTAGGGCCGGCCGCCCTCCTCGGTGGTCCAGTCGATCAGTGTCCCTGCTCGCCCGGTCGATCCGGCCTCCCGAAGACTCGCCCTGATGTAGTCGTTGAGCGTCGATCCCCGGGCGTCGATGTCGCCGATAATGTCATCGACACTCGCTGTCTCCATGTCCGGCGTCTTGCGCATCAGGAGCCCGGTAAAGGCTGCCAGCGTGCGGCCAGTCGCGCCCAGAAACGTCGCCCTCTCCTTGTAGCGGTTGTAATCGCCGGTGGCCTGGCTGTTCAGGCTCGGCAGGTATTTCTTGCCTGCGGCCTTGACCGCCTCGGCCCCAGCCACGACATCCCGGACCTTTTCCCAGCTCGAGATGCATGCCTCATATTCCGGGTGCCGGGCATCCTGCCTGCTTTGGGTTGCATGTCCGGTCGGATTCGCTGGCCCGGTCCCTCTCGCTGTACGGTTCACGGAGTGGACGATGCGTCATTTTTTGCCGCCGCACAAGCACGATAAAACTGGACAGCGGGCCGCCGAAGTGATTGGATGGATTAACGGGCGGCGCAGGTGATTGCCTTCCGGCCCGTCAGCCAAGAGGCGGGCCGGTCCAATGGTTGCCTCGCACGATAAAAACCCTGGACTAGGCAAGCCCTAAAGCCTCCTCCGCAGTTATTCCCTCTTGCCGCATTTTCTGGCTAATTATCGCAGGGTTCACATCCATCTTCCGACAAGCCTCAGCCAAAGCGACACATCCCCAAGGAGTTTCTACCTTAGTGTTCGAGCGCTTGTTGCATTGTTGCTGCTGCCGTGTAGCCCAACAACAATTCCCTGGGTCGTAACCCTTCTCGTTGTCTCGTCTTTCCAGCGAGTAGTCGCCAGGAGGCCTGGGGCCCATATCCTCCAGGAATGCCACAAAGCTGTTCAGCCAGCGACTGCACATTTTGATCCCCCGTCCGCCATAGTCAACCCATTTGGGGTGCTCTGGATTAGTGGTTCTTTGCTTGGCTGAAATCCACGCCTTATATTCAGGGTGTTGTTTCCCGTTTGCCCAGGTAATGCCAGTATTTTTAAACGGCTTAGCCAAAGCCTCTTCAAGAGACATTCCCCTTCGAAGCCTTTGCCGAAAAGCTGATTCCGGAATCGTATTAGCTTTAGCTGTAGCCGAGAGGTTGACACATCCGTTTTCCCGACGCACTATCGTCATGTTCGTCTTCATCTTCGAACATCCTGGCCCCACGTTCTTGACCTGTCAAGCGTGGGGCCATTTTTTGCCCAACCTCCTCACACAGGCCCGAACAGGGACGTGAAAGTTCTTGTGCAGCCTCACGCCAAAGACCAACCTAAGGGGCAATGGGCATAATGGGCATGGCGGTCTTTTCTTTCTGCGACACCACTTCCTCTTCCCTTTACCAACGCAATCGCGCTGAATCTGTCGCCAAGGCCAGGCACCGGCAGCGCGATTTCACCCGGTCCCTTTCGCGGGCATCCGACCTATCGTTCGTCGGGCAAACACGAGATGATCAAGCGCCAATCCATGCTCGCGCCCGCAGCCCCCCGTTGGCTGCGGATGCCCGCTTTGTGTAGAAGGAACGATCCTGACGCCCGGGCAATCCGCCTGGGCGTCTTGGTGTCAGGCCGCCACAAGCCTGGACATCGGGAGGTGGACCGGGGGCCGGTTCTGGCCGCCTTCGGCATGGGAATGCACCCCCCCCGCCCCCCAAAGCGATGACGAATCGATTGGGTGAATAATATGGCAGGGGAGCCCCCTTTGGCACGCACTTTGCCCGGTGCCAAAATGCGTGTCGTTACCTCACGCACCCGTGTCGGACGCTCTATCAGAGCCTTTTGGCCGGTAGCCCGATTAGAACCGGAGACTTCCCCCGACCCCTTCCAAAGAAAAAGGCCCGGGGACATTGGGGAACCCGGGCCTTCGTGCCAGTTTTGAATCGTGGCTCGATCATTCGCCCCGAGGGGCAAAGCTTTGACTAGTTTCCCAATGTCAGTCTGCTCTCAGGTTTGCTCCTTTTTGGGAGGAAGTAAAGCTATAATTGCACTTTTCCCGAAGCCGGACCGTGACCGGCCTGCCTGGTCTCCGGTCTCGCGACACTACCCCGTCCCGTCGCAGGTCGGTCACGATACAGTGCACCTGCATGTTGGCCATCTCCCGTGAAACGTTCTGGTTTATCAGCCCGGAATTCCAAATCAGGTCGTACAGCTCCCGCTGCGGTGCCGGGCCTTTCTGGATGCAATCCAGGATCACCTGCCGTAACCCAGCAAGGTATTGGCGGTGCGAAGCGGTTTGTCGTGGGTGGCTGCTCATTTCGCTCGCGCCTTCTGCCAGGCGTAGCCCTTCCGGAGGGCTTCCCGCCAAGACTTTGACTTCCCTTTCAACTTCTTGTCATATAGAGCGCTGTTCGGTCGCCCGGCCAGAAACATTCGACGCCCCTCCGCAAAGGCTGCGTCGATACTCGTCCCGAGCGGTTCAGCCGGGGCGGTGCTCAGCGGCTTCGGATGCCGTGGGCCTTGATAGATTTCGTCAGGTTCTTCTCTCATTTCTCATTTGTATTTTCGGTGGTGTTCACGGTGGTGGGCTGAGCAGAGCCAGCGTACCTCCATAGGCTTGGTGTAGTCGTCGTGGTGCGCGTGAACGCCCACGGTGGTGCCGCATTTTTCGCAGGAGCCCTTGACCAGCCGGCCGGATTGGATCGCCTTACCGACGGCACCGTGCGCTCGCATTTTCTCCCGGTTCCTTCTGCGCCATTTTTGGCATGCCTCCAGTCGACGCGCCGGATCGGGATTGTGCCGGCCCTCCTTGATGTATCGCACCGTTTTCTCCCGGTGCCGGGCTGCCTCCTTGGCCATCCATTCCGGATCTTGCTCGAGGCGCTGCCGCCGCTCCTCGGCCTGCCGCTTGCAGCACGTCTTGCATTTATTGAGGTGCCCGTCGGCCATTTGCGGGTGCTTGTAATAATCGGTCAAGGGCTTGGTTCCCCTGCAAGCGATGCAGTCTTTAGCTGGCTCTAACATAACCCTAAAACGGCACGTCGTCTGACTCTTCATCATCATCCTCAAAGTATCCCGCCTGCGCGTTGGCTTCCTGGACGTTTGTCGCCGCAGGCTTGGCCTGCCGCTGCATCGGCCCGCTCGTGGCCGCGGCCGCCTCAGCCCTGACATGCGAGGCGTCCTTGCTCTCGCAGAGCTGGAATGTGTCCACGACGAAGACGCACTTTTGCCGGGCCTGCCCCGTGTTCTTGTCCTCCCACCGCTCGTTTTTCATGTGGCACTCCAGCCAGATGAGGCTGCCCTTGCCCGAGTAGTTGGACAGGTTCTCGGCCGTCTTGCCCCAGGCGAGGATGTCGAACCAGGCCACCTCCTCGGCCTTTGCTCCCGCCTTGTCCTTGTACTTCCTGGACACGGCGACCGAGTTGTTGAGCACGGCCGTCCCGTTGGCCGTGTATTTGAGTTCGTGGTCCCGCCCAAAGCGGCCCCCTATCATTATTTTATTTACATTCATGGCGGCTAAATATGGCTTCCATTTTCTGGCGCGACTGTTTCCGGGTCGGCCGGATCGTAGCAGTGCATCGAGCCGTCGTAGCAATCGAAAACGGCGTTAATACGCCCTCTTCCGGCCCCGCAGAATTGCACCCTGGTTGGCGCTCCCTCCGGGGCTGCTTTTCGCTCGAAAAACTTCACCACGGGGAAATGCGGTTCGGCCGTTTTCAGCTCACAGCTCGGGTAGTTGTCTGGATTGTGGTCCAGGTGTTTGCATGGGATTAATTTCATGGCGGCTAATATGGCTTCCGTTTTCGCCCTTGTCCACGCGCCTTTTCTGTTTCGGTAAAAAAGATGCGATTCTTTCATCTTTTAAGTTGCGTCCGCGTGTATCCGTGTCATTGTGTTCTTGTCGCCGATGATGGCGACGCCAACCAAAACCAACCAACCATGAAGCTCCTAAATTCCCTCAAAATCCGCCTGATCGCCAGCCGCTACGCCGCCCTGCCAAGCGGGCGCCCCTTCGGTCCGCGCCCGGATCGCCCGGAAGCGGGCGCTCGAAGCCAACGCCCGCGGGGAGGACGGCCTGGCGGTCCTCTGGAACCTGCTCGGCTAATCCCCTGGCAGGTGTCAGCCCCCGGTCAGCCCGGGGTCTGGAATCTGCCAGGAATCAGCCCGGTAGCTACCCAATCGACGAAACAATGAAAATCCTCAAACTCACGCTCCGGAAGCTCTGGAGCCTAATCAAGGACGCCTGGGCGATCATCGCCGGGTTGCTTTTAATCAGCTAATCGCCATGAACGCAATTTATGAAGTTCCCTCCCTGGACCTCGGCACTGGACGTGCCGGGGGCCTAATGGAAGTCACGGTCTCCTCCGGGGATGTCGTGGTGGTCCAGAAACAAATCGTCCCCGGCACCAACGACTCCCAGTGGGTGGTCTCTGAGAGTCGCTTCCCTCGCGCCTTGTGGGAGCAACACAAGGCGTCGCTTCTAAAAGGGGCCAAGCGCGTCGGCTAGCCCTGGCAGGTGTCCGCCTCGTCCCCTCGGGCGAGGCGGGAATCTGCCAGGAATCAGCCTGCAGCCAAAACCAAAAACTACAATGATTATCGAAACCACTACAGGCAGGATGGAACTCGAGGACGATGCTCCCGCCTCGTTCGACGACATGAACGACATTGCCTCGTCCCTCATGGACGAGGTGCAATTCGCGGCCTGGTGTGACAACCCGGACGATGGAATCGAAACCGGCAATACAAACGCCCAGGTTAAAGAGAAGCTGGAGGAATGGGTTAAACACCTCACCTCCTCCAGCTAGCCCTGGCCAGAAACTCTACAGTCTCATCAGACCTACCGTCTCAAATCATGAACGTCAAACTCGAACTCTACGGCACGGGCCTGGCTGCTGGCCAGGCCACTGAAACGGTGCTCAGCACTGGAACTTACGCCTCGATCACGGAAGCCCACCAGGCCGCGATTCACGGGATCCGCCTCTGGCGTGTCCCCGTCCGCTGGAGGATCCGCGATTTCGACTCCGGGAGGATTCTCGGCGAGGGCGATCCCGCGCCGGTTGTCCCGTCGGCCCTGGAGCACTTCGTTGTGATCCAGGATGAGATCGCCGACGTCCTGAACCGGTTGGCGTCCCTTTGCGACGATCACTTCGGGGTCGTCCCCGATGACGTCACTTGGGCTGACGTCGGGTCACTGAACCGGTACAAGTGCGACATCGAGGCGATCGTGGGCAATCTCCGGATGGACATGCTGGCCAAGGCCCACGAGAGTGCCAAGCACGCGAAGGCTAGCCGGCGCGAGGCCTGGGCGCCGGAGGTGGACAGCGTCCCGATCCCCGACGACTTCCCGGAAGTATCGGCCCCCGATCCGGACCGGGAGCGGATCTAATCACCCCATCTCTTCGCGCCCGATCCCTTGCAGGGGGTCGGGCTTTTCTGCGTCAAGGGCTCGAAAGGGGATTTTCGCCCCAGCTTTTCCCCTTTTCGGCTCGCGTGAAAAAGATGCATCTTTCCCTTGTGTAATCGTGGTTCCGTGTTACCGTGTCTCATGTTCGCACCAAAAAACATCGCCACCGGCTTCGAGCCCGCGCAAGCCGCCAAGATCGCGGCTGCCTGGAACGCAGAACTTGAGGACGACGACTGGAAAGCGGTCGTTCGTTCCGCTGAAGGCGCCCGCTTCGTGCGGGTTGAGATCGTGGAAAAAGACGGCGGCGACCACGTCGCATGGATCGATTGCGAAACTGGTGCCATGGCGCTCAACTCCTAGCGCTCGTCCACCTTCCAGCCCGATCCCTCACTGGGGGTCGGGCTTTTTTTGGGGTAGTCCTCAAGCACAACGATTCCCGTGTCCGTGTCGCTCAGCCGGTCCAGATGCTGACGACAGCGCCGCTGATATTCGTTGGCGAGGCAGGTGCAGCCACCCGGAACATGGACCAAGGCGGCAGCCGGGCTTGAGCAGAGGTCACACGTTGGATGTAGGGATTTGCGATTCATCTTGCGTGGCGTTCTCGCCGTGCCGCTCCGGCACGACGCTATACTCCCTTCGGCCCGTCCGAACATACAGGTTGGCGATCGTCTCCACCCACTTGGCGGTGGCGAGCATCAGCCGGTGCACCCCGTCGCTTTCACGGCCCACCCTCATCGCGGCAGCGGCCAGGTCCCAGCCGACCTCGTGAAGGGCAGCGTTCTCCTTGATGAGGAAGTCCTCGGCCGTGACGTTGGCCACGGTGCCCGCGGTGTCAGCCGGTGTCTCCGCCTCCCGTGACCGCGCTGCAGCGAGTTCCTGGATCAGGACGTTGTTCTCGCCCTCGAGGTTCGCCGCTGTTCGCGCCAGGCGGTCGATGTGATTCCCTCGCTCCTCCCACTCCTCGTGCAGTGCCCGGATGCGGTTTGGGATGAGAGAAATCGCGTGCCGCTCGGGATCAAGCCCGGCCGCATCCTCGAAATCGATCACGACCCCCTGAATTCGTGCGATGATATCCTCCAATTTCATGGCGCGATCCTCGGCCTTCTTGAGGTTCTTCTGAATCCCATGGCATTCGGAGATGGCCGCTTTGTAGTTCTTCTCGGCGTCCCTCAGCTTGACCGCCAGCTCCTTGACCGGGTAGTGATATCCACCGATCTCAACTATCACATTCTCCCCTTTCACAGCCCCCTCGAGACGCTTGACTTCTTTCTCCGCCCTGATCCGCGCCTCGCGTTCTTCCTGCGCCTCTGCCTTGAGGTTCATGATGTGTACCCGGAGATCCGTGGTTGCGTTTTCAAAGGCGATACGTTCCGCCTCCTGTTTGATTTCTTGTTCTCTGCTCATATTTTGTGAATCGATCATGCCATACCCAGCCTTTCTCTAATGTTTTCCAACCAACGCAGATTGGACATCGTTGGTTGGCTCACGCTGATAATCGGCCCCGACATGAAGGCACCCTCGCATGTAATCCCTTCCCGGCTTAGCCGCGCGCAAATGCAACTTGGGCAAAGAAGGCCACCACCGTCTCCCGTGGGCGAAATTCTCCGCCATGCCTCGTTGGGAATGATAAAATCGGGAAAGCCGGGATCGGCATAGGGTCGTCCACAGTCTGCACATTTTGCCTTCTCTGTTCTCATGTTTTCAGTCCCTCCAAAACGGCCTTGGCCAGGAGCTTTCCGCGGGTGTCGTCCCGCGTGATCGCCGCCGATCCGGTGAACAGGTCCCTGGCCCCGTTGTCCCCGGGGTCCCTGATCCCCTTGGCCTGCTCGCCCTTGAGGTTGAGGATGCTGGCCAGGAGCGGATCCGATCCGCCCTGCGCGACCAGGTAGCAGAGCGTAACGATGTCGTCTTGCCCGTCCCGGTTGAGCCGCCCGGCCAATTGGTTGTGCACCTCCGGTGACCAGTCCAGCTCGCCCACGACGCAGATGCTCGCGACCTTCTGCAACCCGTCCAGACCGGCTCCGCTTCGGAGCGAAATGATGAAGACATCCGCAGCGCCGCTGGTGAATGCGTCCACCGCCACCTGTTTGGCTGCGGGGCTTTCCGTTCCCGTGTAGAAGACGGCTCGCTTGCCGAGGATGTTGTACCAGATCGCGTAAACCTCGCGGTGCCATCCCGCCAGAACTACCTTCTCCCCGCTGTCAGCCAGGCGCTTGACGAAGTCGGCGACGTATGGCGCCTTCGCAATGCCGGTCACTTGCCGCATCTTCAGGTCGAGTTGCCGGATCGCTTGGCCGGCCTCGTTGAAGGCTCCGCCGAGGGCCAGCTTGGCGAGGCGGACCGACTCCTCCTTGATCGCCTCCAGGCGCTTCGCATCGTAAGGCACGGCCTCGACAATGATGTTCAGCGCCGGTAACTCGCGCCCGACGTCGCGCCGGCGGCGCCGCAGGATCAGTTGCCGGTCCACCAGGCTCTGGCCCAGCGCCGACGGGTCGCTCACGATCCGATTCCGGCCGTAGCTCGAACACCAATCCTGGAAGAACTCGCTCGCGGTCCCCAGGCAGCCGGGGTTGAGGACGTCCAGGATCCGGAAGATCTCGTCGCCGTAATTGTAGGTTGGGGTGGCCGTATTATGCACCAACAATCCGTTAGCAACGAATGACGGGTGCCCTTCCATCTCGAGGTCATAGACATATTCCGGGGCCTCGATTACATCCGACGAGGTAAAGCGCGCCTCGTTGAAGCCTCTGCCCGGATAGCGGGGGCAATGGCCGCGCTTCCTATTCCCAGTGTCGTTCGTGTCTCCATCGAGCTGGGCTGTCGACCAATGGACGCTGTAACGAACCCGGCTGCCAACAATTTGTCGGCCACACACAATTCCCCCAAGAGCTGGCTTCGCGACGTGGATGCCAGAGCGGACGCCAAGGCTACGCAGAAGTGAAATCAAGGACTCGGCCAACGGCTTCGACGTTGTCACGTAGTATGTCCGGCTTTTGTTTCCGCGGATCGCGATATGCCCATCCGAATCTACCATCCCTTTGATGAGTTGGCGCCGAGCCTCTTCTGGCCAGCTAACTATCCATGCCCCTGGAATCACTTTCTCGTGGCAGAGCGCGCCATTGAGCACATGCTTTATGATGAGCGCTAGCACCCTGTGAGAGCACCGGACCTCATGACTCGCCCCGGTCCTTTTGTGGAGCTTCGGGCGAAGTCCCAAGTTCATGGCATGAAGGGACCGGACGATTTCCGGAACCAACTTGTCCTCTACGGCAAAGCAAAGCCTCTGATCTGAGCATATCCATCCATCACCAAGATAAAAGCCAAGCACATAGGCCCACTGGCTAAGCAACACGGATGACGGCACCGCGGGAGCCTTTCCCCGCCCGACATAGACATTACCCGCAAAAGCAAACTTCTCGCGGTGCTTTAGATACAAGGAGACCGGAATCCTTGTGCCGTACGTCGCTTCCCTGTGGTAGTTCTGCCACTGCCAGGCAGTAAGGCCGAAGTCGTGCCGCGTGAAACCGGAAAGGTCGAC